AATGTCCTTAATGAAGCGTTTCTAGAGCGTTTCCCTGTGACCTTTGAGCAGGAGTATCCCACTGCTGCCATCGAAACTAAGATCCTCAACAAACTGTGTGATGATCATACTTTCTGCAAGCGCCTTGCTGACTGGGCAGATATCATCCGTAAAACCTTCTACGATGGTGGTATTGAAGAGATCATCAGCACCCGCCGTCTGGTTCACATTGTCCAGGCATACAACATCTTTGGCGATAAAGCAAAGGCAATTCAAGTTTGTGTGAATCGCTTCGATGATGAAACAAAGCAGGCATTCCTGGAACTGTATGATAAAGTTGATGCTGATTTCGTGATGCCTTCCGAACAAGATGTTAACACACACCCTTCCGTTTAATTAAAATTATGATTTTAGATAATCTAGACTCCTTAGAAGATATTTGTTCTGGAGTTAAAAACAAAACATCTTCATTATTGGGGCATGTCATATACACTAATAATGAATTGTATTATGCAACTTTTTATCAAGCTATGTTTGATATTCTCAAAACTGAGGATATTAAAACAGTTCTGGATGTTGGTGGGTGTACAGGTCAATTTTCTAAAGTTATGATGGAAAAACTTCCGTCCATTGAAAAATGCATAATTATTGAACCCCTATCTAGAAATTATCATTTTATTAAATACCGCTTTTGTAATGAAAAACGAATTGAAGTTTTAAAAAAATGTATTTTTTATGGGGAAGAAACTATGGACTTGTATGCGGAAGATGGTAATGTTGGTGGAGCACATATAAGTTCATCTCAAAACGCCGAAACCGTAAAAACATCTCCTTTGGAGGATCTTCCTGTTTGTGACTTTATTAAAATTGACGTTGAAAGTGCAGAATGGAGAATTATTGAAAATTCCACAAGTTTAGATCAGTTTAAATTTATTCAAATTGAATTTCATGATCTTCGTAATTGGTACTATGCTAGGGATTGGAAAAACTTTTTAGAGAAGAATTTGCCAAATCATGAAGTGATTATGGATGGTAAAGATTATCCTAGAAAATGGGGCGGATCTTGGTTTGAGCAAGTTCTCTTAAAGAGAAAAATTTGAGATGCCTGTAAAACAATGTTGCCAAACCTACCCAGGAGTGATATAATGACTAATGCTTGGAGTTTTCTTTATGATGCTATGAATGAAGATAAAATTGATCTTACGGACGGACATTACACCGATTACATGGAATCCTTTAACTATGGAAATACCGTATCCAACGGTGACAAAATCGAATTTGACATTATTCCAGAAATGAATTTGAATTTAGATTCGCTTTCCAATAATGGATTTTGGAAGTACGAAGAGGACAAAACTATGAAAGAAATACGTGAGTATCTTTCTTCAACTTACAAATCCCACTATACTTCTAAAGATAGTAAAACACAAACTTTAGATCTAATTGAAAGTATTGGCGATGCAGAACCTTTCTGCCGATCTAATGCAATTAAATATCTTTCCCGATTTGGAAAGAAAAATGGTAAATCAAAGCAAGATATTTTGAAGGCAATTCACTACTGCATTCTTCTCTACCATTTCTCCGGTCTTCACAATGAAACTAAGGGCACCTATGAAACTTTCTGATAAAACTCTTTCTGTACTGAAGAACTTTTCTTCAATCAATCAATCTATCCTTTTCAAAGAAGGAAACAAACTTCGCACTATCAGTGTGATGAAAAACATTCTTGCGGAAGCAACTGTAACCGAAGAGTTTTCCAAGGACTTTGGTATCTACGATCTTAATCAGTTCTTGAATGGTCTTAGTCTTCACGCAAGTCCTGAACTTGATTTTGCCAATTCTGGATATGTTCTTATCCGTGAAGGTAAGATGCGGTCAAAGTATTTCTTTGCTGATCCAAATGTTATTGTTACGCCACCTGATAAGGCAATTAATCTTCCAAGTGAAGATGTAACATTTGAACTTAGCACTGAGCAACTTGATAAACTGCTGAAAGCAGCTGCTGTGTATCAACTTCCAGATATCTCCGCCGTTGGTGAAGCAGGTGTAGTTAAACTAGTTGTTCGGGATAAAAAGAACGATACATCTAATGATTTTGCAATTGTCGTTGGTGAAACCGATGCTGTATTTTCTTTCAACTTCAAGGTAGAAAATATCAAGGTTCTTCCTGGTACTTATGAAGTTGTTGTTTCCCAAAAACTTCTATCACGTTTTACAAGTAAGAATCATGATCTTACTTATTATATTGCACTTGAACCCGATTCTACTTTTGGATAATGGAACCGGATCCATACATTCAATTTCTTGAGAATTGGATCCCAGGAATAGGAGAAGACACTAAACTCCATGATCAATTACATATTCATTTTGGTCTTGGATTTAGTGTTAATGATGAAGCAAAATTATTGGGTTTCCAATTAGGACATCATCCTGCAGGTTCCTTTTTTCATGTAGTCATTTTTTCTATTATGAGTCTTACGATATATCCTAACCATTATCGTAATACTTGGAAAGACGTGCGGGATTTTTATTCAGCATATCTTCTTGGAAAATATTGGCAATCTGTGTCATACTGGTTTATACCCAAATCTATCCTATGAAAAAATCTAGTAAGATATTATATAATAATCCTATAAAGAGTATACCTAGATCTAAACTTCATAGGATTACTGAAATCAATCCAAATGCTAAAGTTGAGTTTAAAACTATCCAAGGATTAAAACTTATAAAGATTTATAATTTTTTAAAAAGACCATTGGAGTTAAGAGAATTTTGTTTGGAATTTCTTTCAAAGGATTCTCATGAAACATTGATGGATGATATTATAGAGGGAAGAAGAAGTTTTTCCCCTGGAATTCAACAAATAATTAATCCACTATTTTTTAATGAAAGTATATCAAAATACTTGCATGATAAACTGGAAGAATATAATTTGTATAAAGGAATAACAAAATCTGAGTATTATACTAATATGTTTTATCCTGGAATGGGTTCAACTGAAGCAAGTAAAATACCACATTTAGATAATTTTTTGTTTGCTGGAAATATCTACCTTTCTGAAATTGACGACAGTATATCTGGAACTAATTTTTATAAATGTATTTTTAAAGATCCATTTGGTGAAGAAGAAGTTTTTTATGATGCTTATGATCTAATGGCATCTGAATATTGTGATAATTACGAAGCAATCTTAAGAAAAAATAATGAAAATATTGAAAAGGCAGATGACTTCACATTTTTAGATAACGATATCTATCACAAATATCACTTTGAACCGGCTGAATTTAATTCAGTATCTCTTTATTCTGGTAGGTATTGGCACAGTGTTGTTTATGATGCTAAACTTAGTAAGCAGTACCGGTATTCCCTGGTCGCTTCTTTTCTTTCTGGTGATATGCTATGAACATCTTTGTTACTGATCCTGATCCTTTGAAGTCTGCTAAGGTTTTGCCTGATAAGCATATCGTCAAGATGCCACTAGAGACTTGTCAGATGCTTGCTATTGTATGCTCCAACAAATGGGGTCATGGATTTGGTACTATTCCCAAAGCAGACGGAACTCCCTATGCTACTGAGAAGGGTGCTTTTCGTAATCACCCATGTACCATATGGGCAAACTCTTTTGTGAACAACTGGAGATGGTTACTTGCTCATGGATTTGCTTTGTGCAATGAATATGCATTAAGGTATGGCAAACCACATACTTGCTTCAACACTCTTCAGGCAGCAAATGAAATTCTTCCATGTGCAGATCCGCAAGGTCGCAGTGGTAAAGGACCAACACCTTTTGTATTTGCTGGACCTGATGAGTTTAAGTTAGATACTTCAATATCTGTCTTTGACAAATACAAGATGTATATTGCATCTAAACCTTGGGTGTGCGATAATTATCTTCGTATCCCTGATAGAAAACCTGATTGGGTATAATTATGAGTCGTGATGAATTTCTTTGGGTTGAAAAGTATCGACCCAAAACAATTGAAGAATGTATTTTACCAACAAATATTAAGAAGACCTTCCAAGACTTCCTAGATAAAGGTGAAGTGCCTAATCTACTTCTTGCAGGTCCTGCTGGATGTGGAAAGACCACTGTAGCAAAAGCATTATGCAATCAACTGGGGGTAGATGTTTATGTCATTAACGGATCCGATGAGGGACGCTTCCTTGATACGGTCAGAAATACTGCAAAAAATTTCGCTTCGACCGTAT